AAGTTTGACGCCTGTGTTGCTATTGCCGATTGTTACTTTTCCGATTGTTTTACTTCTTACGATGTCATCTGATTGTACTTTAGCTGTGCCATCGCCGTTACTCTCAAGAAGATCACCGCCAGAGCAAGAACCTGTTACTTTTACAGATGCAATTCCCACCGATATAACAAACAACTTATCGTTTTCATCAAAGTCATCTACAACCCCATATACACGGGCATCGCCAACAGAGTCTGAAACCTTTACCTTTGCGTGGTCTGCTCTTGTTTGACCTGCTTTTGGATTGGGCTTCGTACCACCATTAGGGGTATTCTGCAAATTAGGATAAACATCAAGCTCATCTATTGTGCTTACGACTGTTCCTCTTGCTGTGCTTGTGGCAATTCCAGAACTTTCGTGTCGGCCAGCAAAACCATTATAACTAACAGTTGAGCCAGAAACCGATATAGTTCCTTCTGCTGTTCCGTTTTGCCTAATTTCTATGACAGTTCCGTCATTGTTCATGCGATTAAAATATGCTACGGGGTCTTGATATGACGCTACTTCAATATAGCCACCAGAATTAACATTTACACCTCTTGCACTTCCAGTGTTTCCTGCAACGGAAACATCAGTTGTGCCAAAGTTAACTACATTGTGAGAAGCAACAAGGAAAATACAATTAGCGTTGTCATCACTCTCAACACGGAAGTCAGCGTCTACACTAGCTTCGTTAAAAATCACCGAACTTCCAGCCGTAGGAACAAGAGTTATATTTGAAGCGGATAAGAAAAGAGGATGATAAGCCCCGCTATTTCTGTTATAGCTCACAATATCAGTTGCACTAGATGTGGCATTTAGCGAAAGCTCACAATTCTGCGAAGCCTCAGCAACTTTAAACTTTGCCCCACCAGAGGTGTTAGTACCACCGCCAACAATGACCAGATTAGACCCTGCATCCACAAACAGCATATGAGTTGTATCGTCACTCTCAACACGGAAGTCTATCTCTATGCTACCTTCGTTAAAAACTGCTTCTGTTGAATCCAATTCTAGTCGGGATTGAAGAGTCCCTGCAACAATCGTCCCAAACTCCATAAGACCGTCTTCAGTGCCATCTGTAACATCTCTCATTAAGTTTGAAATTTGAGTATAAATAGTAGTGTTTCCACCTGAATCATTGCCAGTAAAGTTTAGTCTGCCTATAAGGTCATTATCAGCAGGGGAACTAGAATCTCTTTGAAACTCAATAGTAGGGCCATGAACAGCACCGCTTTCGGTACACTCAAATTTAGCCATAGTTCCATGGGCACTGTCTAAAACGTGAAGAATTTCAGACCCACTGGGTGTAGTACCAATTCCTACCGCATCATTACCACCATCCACAAACAGCATATTAGCATTGCCATTTGATTCAACACGGAAGTCGTAATCAGCACTACCATCATTAAATGTAACTGTATTACCATCCATCTCAACGACTTCATTTCCACCAGCTTTAAACCGCATGGAATTAGCACCTTGAAATTCAAACAAGGTATCAGTGTCACCAGCGTGGATTAGCTGACTTGGAATTGTCAAAGTGCCATTAAACGAAGCCGATCCATCAGAAGCTATATTAGCACGAACGACATTGTTAGTCGCAAACTCTAAACCGTCAGCAGTTGTGGTTCCAATAAACATATTATTAACAGCACTGCCACTAAATCTATTGCCACTAGAACCTTCAACACCAATCATGCCGCCTGCAACAGATGAATTAGCTATTGTTATAGATTTTTCGTTGTCTGCTCCAGTTTCGCTAATGCTCATGTTGCCTGTGGTTATAAGAGTACCACCGACTGTAGAGTTGGCATTACTAGCAAACCCGCCGTTAAACACAGTCGCAGCCGTGGTGGTCAGGACGCCTGTTACTAGGGCAGCACTGTTAACAGAAAGCCCAGCCGCACCGCCAAGAATTAAATCATCTGCCGAAGCGTCCCAAAGCATAAATGCTGACGCAGTATCGCCAAAGAACTTAACATCGTAGCCCGTGTCATCAACACCTACGCTTACAGTATTGTCAATTTGCACAGCACCATCAATGTCAACAGCGTCTAGGTTAGCTGTTCCGTTAACGTCGATACTTCCTTCAAGATCAATGTCACCGCCTACGATCAGATCATCTGTAACCGTCAGATCGTCATCAACCAGCAAGTCTACCACATTAAGCGTGGCGAAGGCGTCAACCATAGCCGCGCCAGAACCACCACCGTTCGAGTAAATCGCCTTGGTCTGTCCCGCTGGGATTGTGACGTTGGCCCCAGAGCCTTGAGAAATCAAGATGTTCTGTGAACCAGAGGTTCCGTTCTCAATAAACCACAACTTGCTAACCGTGTTAGGTGCAATTGTAATTGTACAGGCAGAGTCCAACGTACCAGTGTACTTCAAGAACATTGAGCGGCCAGGGTCAGTTGCCCCATCCGCAATCGTAGTTGTATGCGTGTCTGCGTTAGTTGTAATTGCTTCAGTTCCAAAAGAGAACGCTTCCGCAATTAGTTCAAGGTTAGTGTTGGTGGTATCGCCCCAAGAGCCCGACTGTTCGCCGGAACCAATTTCTTCTAACCGTAAGTCATTTACAAATGTACTAGCCATATTTTTATCCTATGCTGCAATGTCCGCCCAAGACGGTGTTTGCGAAGGGGTTACCCCCGAAAAGTTCGGTGTCTGGGATGGTATAATCAATCCCCATGGTTGTTGCAATTCGCCTATTTCGCCAGTAGCTGATACACCTGTCACGGTGACATTGGCGTTACCAGTGGTTTCTGCCGTTGCCGCATTAACTGAGGCAGTCATCGTTACCATTGTATTAGTGGTAAAGAAGCTACCTAATGCTGATGTGGCCGAAACCCCTGTAACAGAGACGTTTGCTTCGCCTGTAACTGTGACGGCACCAACGGCGCTCGTTCCTGCAACTCCAGTGACGGAGATGTTTGCTTCGCCCGAAACAGTGGACGATCCTACAGAGCCAGTCGCAGTGACGGTATAGGCAACATTGGTATTCCAAGTGCCTGTATTCCATCCTTGTAAGGAGCTATTCCACCCCTGAAAGGCTGCGACCGGATCAGCCATTAGGCTATCCGGATAATCGCGTTACTCGCATCGGCAGTGGGGAAGATGATTGTGAAGTCCCCGCTACTAGCCGCTTTGTCCGCGCCGAAGTCCAACACGCAAACTGATGGGTCACCAGAAGCCGTGTCGTTAAATATCAACGCACCTCGAACTGCCGAGATTGTTACGTTCGAAAACACCTCGTCCGCAAAGTCTACAAGGGCCGTGGTTCCACTAGCTGTAGGAGTAACCGGCGCAAGTGCCTGACCCTTGGCGCTGTAGTTAGTGCCGCTGATCTCGTTGCTCGAGGTGTATGCAGTAGTTGCCGCATTGAAACTAGCACTATTGTCATACAATGCTACGTTAAATGTGTTGCCGCTACTGGCAGTAAAGTTATGTACGCCCTTCATTAACTCTGTCTTAAAAGACGTACACAAAAAGTTTCCACTAAAAGCCATTTACATTTTCCTTATATACTCGGCCAGTTCTGGCTGACCAGCATCCCTAATTGCATTATATACCGTAGTTCTATCGCTTTGAATAGCCTGTCGCATGTATAAAGCGATAGTCTTCTCCATTGCGTCTCGGTACTCTCTAGCTTGGTCCCGAATAACAGGGTGTGCGTTTTCAGAAATTCCAACTATTTTATTCACACAGCGTTGAGCAACTTCCTCGGGAGTAGATCCTCTGTTATTAGTCGTGGCGACTTCAACCTTAAAGTCATTAGACATTGTAACTGGGAAAGACATGTTGTTCATACGTTAATCTCCTTACGTCTTTTTGCGGATAAGCTGACCAGTGCGGTACTCGTCCGTTACCTCTTGAGCCTCACCTAAGTTCTTCAAGCGACCAGCAGCTTCAGCAAACCTTTGAGAGTACATCTGCATCATCTGAGGATCACCCTTCATATAAAGGTATGCCTCACTTAAACTTCCAAAAAGCAACGCCATTTCAGCGTTCTCACTTAACCAGGTTAAGGATGTGTCCGCTCCGACTGCTGAAACCACACCCGTTGCCCCACTTGGGCTGGCCGTTATTGTTTCACCCACAGTGTAATTACTACTTGGTATCACCACGATCAATGAGGTGGACGACGGTACAGACGTAACGCCACTGCTCTCACCGCTTGTTCCACCTGTGATAGTGTCGCTTGCGGTAAAAGTTCCTGTGACCGTTGTAAGCGTTAAAGTGTAAGTGCTCTCGGTCAGACTCTCTGGTCTATAAAAGTAATGTAACTCTACGGCATAACTACTATTGGGAGTCGGACCTAAGATAAAGTTATCTAAATCGTAAGCAGCATAGTACCTGGGAGCTCCCGTAGTGGCCGTGTTAGGAGTGTACGTCTGAACAAACTCAGGGTCCTTGTACTCCACAAAGGTTGTATCACTGTCAGAGTTAGTAAACGATAATGAAAACGGCGCTAGGAAGTCAGACGGCATTTCTAAAAATTGATTGGATGCAGTCATGGCTCCCGCTACATTCTTTCTAAAAAGATTAAGCTGCACATTCTTTAAGATGCGCTCCTCAGTAAGACGGATGAACAAGGGGATGTTTGACAAGAAAGACGTTTCGTTGTTTTCAGTGTAGTCTTCTATAGCTGTTTTTAACTGCGTATATGTAAAGCTCATGTTGTCACCGTCACTTCGCCTACCGACCCAGTAGCTACTAGATTGTTAGGGGGGTTAATTCCATTTTCCGTTGAACCGCCAACAGGGTTCCAACCGTATTGTATGTTTCTTTCTTCCGGCAGATTGGGCTCTGGTCTTGGATTGCGTAATGCCTGCGGATCTGAACCTATGCGTATAGGAAGCAGTTGAGGTTGTTTAGGCTCAAACTCATCTGGGCCAACTAACGCGCCAGTCCATTCCTTCTTCATATCCTTCAAACGGTATCTAAACCCAGAACGATCTGATATTCCCCATGCTTTGTTTCCAGATGCAAACGCCATTACAACCTCAAATATTGAATGCTAGGCTGCAACTTCAACGGAACTCGATCCTCGTCTTCATCTGCGGCACGTTGGAACTCCTCCTCGTACACAACCTTTAAAAGTTGGATGCGATCAGGAGCACGTTTCATAGCAAGGTAGTATGCTAATCCCGCAACCATGCAGGGATAAAACCTAAATGGCATATCGGTAGTATTAACCAACGTGTCCGCATCGTCGATCCGTTGCAGATAGTAGTAGATTAGTTGGTCTGTAGAGTTCTCAGGAACGGCCCAAAGGTTAATTACAGGGGCGATCTGCCTGTTAAACCAAAACTGACTAGGCCGACCCTGCGTTGTTTTACTCGGCAAGGTGACATAGTCTCCACGACTAATCCGATCTAAGTCGTAGTCCGTGCCGTCTCTGCGAAGCACAACCTCTAAAACGTCAACGACATCAGCCAGTAACGTCTCCGTTGCCTGACCCTGCGTTAGGGTGACCGTGCCTTGCTGCACGGTCCACATGTTAAGACCGCGATTAGCCCACTCTGCAAACATCAGGTTCAAGGAGCGTCTAGCAGTACGAGCATCATAGCCAGTGCGGACTTCTAATCCACACCGCTCAAACGCTTCTTCGATGATCTCAGCAACGTCGAGATTAAAGTCTCTTGAATCTGATGTTGTCATTAGTAGTTCCTCGTTTTACGTTTGGCAGCGGAAACTCTACGGGGTTTGCCAGCAGGTTGCCCTAATTTATTCTTCTCGCGTATCTTACTACGTTTTTCTGACTTTGTCATTTCTTTCGACGTCTTGGGTGTTTTCGAACTTACCCTCTTACTTGGACGGCAGTAAGGAGTGCCTCGGCTCTCGCCCTTCTTACGTCCGCAAGGCTTCCCCGTCTTGACGTCAACCCAGTCTTCTTTGAACCACCGCTTGAGGGCCGCGCCTTTTTTTGATTTACGAACAGCCATCAGAAGGTTCTTGTCTCTTTGCGTCTATTCTCTGCAACCTCGCCACAGCCCAGGGCGATAAAGCCCCCATCTTTTAGCTTCTTTGTGACAGGGCGTTTGCGCTTCTTAGAAGATTCTCCCCAGTTTGACGCGCCCACCTTTCGACATTTTGCTATTGCTCCCGAGGCGTAGGCGCTTGGGAATACTTTGTACCGGGCTTTGACTTTCTTGTAACAAGCGTCTTTGGGCATTAGTTCTTCTCCTTGTTGGAGGCGTGGATATCTGCTTCGACATCTGTGATCGGGACAACGTCATGCTTGGCCTTCCGTATTAAAAAGTCTTGCCACATTGGTTTTATCATAGAGTGGTTCTCTTCAACCTTATACGTTACCACCGCCATGCTGGCATTCATTTGGTAAAGTTGCAAAGCGCCCCAGCTAACCAGCCCGAGGACGATGAAAGAAACTGTTTGATGGATGTCAAATTTCATCTCATTACCACTTACTACAGGACCAATAACGAGCGGAGAGCTTGTCAAGTTTCTTTGTATCGCACCCATGCCTTGCACGAAATGACTTGCGGCGCTTGGGGTTTGACTTCTTGATGGTCATGTTCGCATCCCCAAACCGAACTATTTTTTCTTTGCCCTTATCACAAGCCTTCACAACGAATTTCTTGCCCCCAGACTTCTGTCGTTTGGGGCTGTTGCACTTCATCTTGGACTTGTCGATCTTAGCCATATCAAATCGCCCTAAAGTTTATGCGTGATAGAACATCATCAAGTCAAATTCCGGAACAACAAATGTAACGAAGCAACCGTCTTCAAACAAAACACCCTCGTCTGGCATAAACGGATCGTCAGAAGCGTTGTCAGTTCCAATCGAACGAAACTGTATGAGTTCTGTTCCCGTGACACCGCCATTCCGTAGGTTAGCTTTCCCAGCGGTTCCGCCAGAGTAAAAAGAAAACCCTTGTAAACGAGTGCGCCCAGCGAAAATTACACCCGCTGCATTGGCATTTATACCAGCGGATACGTTACCGGCTGGATTTCCAACTGCGGTTATGCTGGCAATAGTTTTAAAATATCCAGTGCTTGTTGCTGTTCCAGCATTAGCGCCAGTGAGGTTCTCGGTAAGTGCCGCACCATTTACATCTGTGCCAACTATATTAAACGATTTCGATGAATCGTTACCTGCGGACAAAATTGTAACTTGCCGCGCAGTAGCGTTTGTAACACTTCCGCCAGAAGCTAAAGCTCCGCCAATTACTAAAGCCGCGTTATTTCCAACTGACGCTGCAACTGAAATTCCGTCTGCGTCTAAAGCCACCTCATCGCTGATGATGACTGGGGTTACGTCTGATCCTGCCATTTTGGCCTCCTATAAAAAAGGTGGGGCGTTAACCCCACCAGATTAATTACGCAATTTGAACGTACTCAATGATGAACGTGAACGACCCTGCTGTTGTGGCATCAACTGTATTAGTGATGTTGCAGAAAATAGTTCTTGCGGTGTCTGTATATTGAACGGAAGCTGGGGCTGTTGTGCCATCCTGCGTCTGAAGAACTAATGCAGTCAGCGTTACGTTGTGTACAACAACGGTTGTACCGCCATCTAGTATTTCGTCTGCCTGAGTCGCAACAATTTGTGCGCCAGAAGTAGATGTACCAACTTCGTAACCAATATCACCTTCTCCGATAACCGGAGCAACGTCACAAAAAATCTTAATGTCAGTGATGATTGTGTTCGCTGGTTGTGTAAACTCACCGATAGTCGGGCTATCACCCGCTGTTGTGTTTACTGTAACGCCAGT